ACTATCTTTTAACGGACCTTTAACTCCCTTCATTCTTGCACAAAAACTCTTTCTTCTTGCTTTTTCTTTTGGTGTTAGATTTTTTTTCTTAGTAACTGGTGCTTTTAAATTACTTCCTGTAGCTCTATTATATTTTGCCCGTCCTTTAGCAGTCAGTCCTCCCTTTTTGGACTTTTCCCCTCTCCCGACTGATAAACTGACTCCTTTTTTGCGTGGCATTACTTTCCTTTCTTTTTCATGGCTATTGCATGTGCTTGCATAAATGTCTTACCTTTTAACATCTCTTCTCTCATTATCTTCATGTGTTGTGCACTATGAGTACCCTTCTTCTTATGGTTCGCTAAAGCAGTCTTTTGCCTATCTGTAAGTTGTTTTTTAACTTTCATTTCTTTTTCCTCTTTTTCTTTTTGGAACGTAACTTTTTAAGATCAGCAGATGTGATCTTATCCCTCGGAGGAGCAACCGCAGCTAATTTGCGTTGTTTTGACGAATAAGATCCTTTAGGCATTATGCAGCGTTGGTGATAGCACCAGATGAAATAAAGGTAACACTCACAGTTTCAAGATCACCTGTTGTCGCAGATAAACTTGTTCCTGTAACAATCCCACTAAAACTTACTTTTTTACTTCCAGATGTATCTAAAAATAATTCAAATTGTGCATCTGCTGGATCTTCTGCTGTTAATACATCTGCAAGTAAATTAGCAGTTTCATTACCACTAGCTGCTGTATAAAGAAAATCAACAGTACCAGAGGCAGAAATTAAACCACCAACAAAACTTCTTGATGTCGCTCCATGAGCAGTTACATCTAAAGTGTCCTTTGTTGTATCTAATGTCCAACCAGTTGTAGAAACTACTGCTTCTGTTGTTCCAGATCCGTTTTTAAATTTAACAGACCCTTCCTCTCCACGAAAAAATGCCATTGTCCTTAGAAAAAAGAGTACTTAAGATTAGTTTAACTTGTTGTTGACTTTTTTACAGTATTTTTACTGTTATTTCTCATATATTGTTCACATCTGGGATCCCAAAGGGCAGGATTTCGCTTGCCTTTGACCTTTTCGATGATGTCGAGCATTTCTGATGTGATTTCAGTCATTTTTTCTTTGATTTTGTAGATTTTTTAGTGGATTTTTTTTCACGTTTAAATCTAGCTTTTTCACTAGCCGTCATTTCTCCTGTAGTCTTAGGTGTCTTACTTGATACACGTTTACTTGGTCTACAAGCTGGATAGCCTCGTTTTTCACCTTTAGAACGACCACAAGGTTTACCTGTTTTAACATCAACCCAATTCTCTTTAAACCAACGGGTTAAACCACCACTACTTCTTGCCACGTTTCTTTGCCTCAGTGCGATAAGTACCACCACGTTTCTTGTACTCTCGTACAAGCCACGCATTAGCATAAGCACTAGGATAAACTTTAAATTTACGTTTTGCTTCTGCTTTTACCCGTGAGTATAACGCTTTATTAACAGGTACATTCATGTCTTTTCTTTCCTCCCTTTTTCTTCTTCTTTTTCTTTTTTGTAGTTGACATTCCGTAGGCCATAAGCAAAAAGGGTATCTTAGTATATTCTAAACGAAGTTTGGCCTAGTGTCTCTGGCTTCGCTAAGTTAAATTGTTGCAGACAAAGATAACCAAAAGCATCAAACGCATGATCTACACCTAAGTTCTTATTAGGCATACCTGTATTAGGTGCATAAGTTAACGTACGAAGAGATTTTATTAACTCTTTACATCTAGGATGAATAAATGTTCTTCGATCACCAGCTGCATCAAATAAAGCTGTATTTACAGCAGTAATTTTATCTCTAATCTTCCAGGGAGCTTTCGGACTAGACACAGTAAAACCACTTCTGCGTAAAATCGTGTGATCCGTAAGTCCAACGCCACTTGTTTTACGAGCACCGCCCGTAGGATCGGGACAAGTTATGATTCTTCGGTCAACTCCATACCGATTCACCACTTCTTCGGCAAAATCCCATGTAGTTGCACCTCCCCGTAAGATAATTTCGTCAAAAACATACAAATTATTGCCATTTTTGACTGCACATATTCCACAAAGAGGATCAACGTTAAAATCTACCCCCATATATAGCGGTAACATGTGTAAATCAGCCACTTCGGACGATATATTCTCATCATCAAAGCTAATCGCCACCAATCCTGTGAGATTTTCAAAGCTCGCTTCAAATTCCTGCCGAAATGTACGCTCATCTAATTGACCACGCGCTGCTTCCACTTCATCTTTCGGAACATTACCCCCCTCTATCGTAGTAAAACTCCATCTCGTCCAATCTCCACTTTCGTCTTCAGGTACATAACACCATAAATCGTAAAACCAGCTTGCCGTTCCATCAGGTGTAGAAATAAATAACGCCCACCCCTGTTTATCCGCTAATGCAGGTCTTATGACCTCTGACCATACTTCCTTATCCATAAATGCTGCCTCATCCAAGACTACGCCCGAAAGACTTCTTCCTCTTAATGCCATCGCATTTTCTGTTCCCTTTAACTCAATCGTTGATTCATTTACTAACTCAATCTTTAAATCTGTCTCATTCTTGGATTTGATCCACTGCTTTGGTACTAATTTCTTCAAAGTCTTCCATGCTATGTCTTTTGCCATCCTATATGTAGGTGCACAGTAAAAATATGTTTCACCAGGCTTTGCAATAGCTCCTTTTAACAGTTCAACACAGCTTAAATAGCTTTTACCAAACCTTCTCCCAGCTACCAATACCCTAAATCTACTCTTATTACTGAACACCTCCCCCTGCGCCCACCTTAAACTTAATGGTTCTGCTACTGCCATACAAAAATAATAACCACTTTTACTATAACAGCAACTTATTCCGTGTTGTATCAGTAGGTTCTATGGCCCTAGCAAAAATAAAAAATATTTTACAACACTCCCCTTAGTAACATATGATACAGCAAATTAGTAACATTTGACACATCAACTAGTAACCTACTTGCTTGTATAATAGAAGAGATCTGCTATAATATAAGAGTAAGGAGGAAAGAAAACCAACTTACGAACCTTGAAAATTTATCATTTTTTCGCTATGGCTAAACCAAAGGTCCGCTATGACTTCGACAACGTTCGCAGCATCCGATTTTCTCGCTTTGACATTGGATTCATTCTCGCAGATGGTGACACAGTCGACATTCGTTTTAATGACTCCAAGCAAGGCGAGTCGATGATCTTCGAAGAGATCCGAGACTTTATCAAGTGGTACGGCAAGGACAATAAAAAGGAACTCAAAGAGACCTCCAAAGTTCTTCTCGAACTACTAGAGAACAAAGAGGAGGTCAACAAATGACCTCTTCACAACTCGGTGACATCGTAGGCAACGAGCCAACGATTTGTTTCTCGGAGTGGGAGCATCACCTACACGAAGAAGCGCAAGCTAGAGGAGTCGATACTAACGACACCGAAGCAATGGAAGAGCTAGACGAGATCTTGCAAGAAGAATCGCGAGATCATGCCGAAGCTCTCGAAGCCGAAGCATACGAGGATTCCATTGGACACTAACCAAATTTTCGACTCTCACAAAGTCACAAGGTTAGAAGAGATAAAAGAGGTTCTAATTAGATTAGACCCTCTGATCTCTAACCTAGAACAAAAAGCTTACGATCTACTTTTAATAGATCTTTATCAACCTTAATCGCTATGAAATTCTATCTAGGATTTATTATTCTTCTCATGATGCTCCTTGCATCATGGGGAGACTCACCACAAAAATACCAACGTTTCAACAACGTTAACAACTACGAGTATTTAAGACTATGACCTATAACGGTTGGACTAACTACGAAACCTGGAACGTGGCTCTTTGGTTGGATAACGACGAACAGAGCTACGCACTTGCAAGAACCTGCAAGAATTACAAAGAATATCAATTCTTTAACCTTACCGAGCCGAGGTCATCAACACCCGATGGCGTCAGCTTGTTCGATCCAGCTCTAAATATCGAGGAGTTGGACGAAAAAATCAGAGAACTAGGGGAGTAACTTCCCCTCTTCTTTCCCTAGAAACTCCTGGACGCCTGGGAGACCTAGAACCTGGCAAACTCCTGGCAAACTAAGAAACTAATAAAACTGAATGAATTTTTAGCGATTTGCTCCCTTCAGAATCGCTTTTAAGGTTGCCGTTCCAAAGATTGAATGTATTTATACCCGTGGAATCAGCAAAAACTGAATGAATTTTTTACCAGGGGAGACCAGGGCAGCAAAAACTGAATGAAAAATCAAGGCTATATAAACTGAATGTAAAAAACTGAATGCAATTTTCAGCTGGCTTTGTCAACTGAATGTAAAAATTGAATGTTTATTCCTTACTCTCAATTTGAATATTCAAACTCGGTGGCATATTCACATTTACCGCCTCTTGAGTCTCTCCGTTTGCTCGACCCAAAGAATCTAAAATCATGTGCGCAGTCTGCAATTGTCCCTTTTTTAAAGCTGCATTGAACAATCTTTGGCGCATACTATGTAAACGAGAGAGTATATCCTCGCGATCCCTCGCTAAATCTTGTGAGTTCCATTCGGTA